TTTCGCATCTAGCGCAGCAACATTTCGTTGGCGTGTCTGCATGTCACTAATAGTGGCGTTCGCCAGTTCCAGCGCGTCTTTGGATTTATCTCGCTGTGCTTTGTAATCAATGGCGTTACCCCGGTAATAAAGAGCTACTGACGTGGCTGTCACGATTGCTATAACAGCCACCAGAGCGGGAAATATTGAAGTCCTAGCCTTTAAGGTCATCTTTGCTTTCCGCCAGACACATTGAACGCTCCATGTCGCGACGGTTCATCAGGCCGCGCCATTTCTGTCCGCCAGCGTAAATCCAGCGGCGAAGCTCTTCACACGCACCATCAACATCACCAGCGTTAAGCTTTTTCAGGAGCGTTGATTTTGAGAAAGCACTTGAACCAACGTTGTAAGTGAAGCTGTAGAGTGCAGCCCGTTGATACTCGCCCAAAGGAATCATGACCATGCTGTCTACAGACTTCTTAACCGGCTGAAGGTCATTCCATAACAATCGATCACATTCTCGGTCGGTGTACTTCTTGCCCTTGATGATGTCGGTTCCGGTATGACCATCACAGACTGTCCAGACACCAACTATATCTTTGTAAGGCTCATAGACCCGACCCTCTACTCCATCTTTACCACCAAGAAATACTGTGGCGATAAGCATGGAGCCGCCGCCCGCAGCAGCTATTAGCGTGTTGCGCAGGCTGTTTGACATCCCCATAGTTTATTCCTCAGTCAGGTCTGGTGCGGTAGGCCAGCGTTGAAGCGCCTGAATCTGCGCGAGAGTTGCTTTGCGTTTGTAATACCAGTTGATACCGAGCGTCAGTAGCGCGACCAGAATACCGGCCAGAACGCCAACAGCACTCCATTCATCGGGACTCAGCCTGGTCAAAAGACCGTTGGCAATCGTCCCGGCTGATGCGCCGTAAGCCGCGCCTGATGCCAGTTTGCTCATATCGATACTCATATACACCTCCGTGATAACGGTCGGTGCTGTTTGTAGTCTTAGAAAAGTTGCGCAACGCCACGGCGTCAAAAGTGTGTGTGGAGACTGTTTGGCGTGCGCAAAAACGAAAAAGGCCCACCGAAGTGAGCCTTTGTGAAATTTTACTATGCTGAATTAACTAGCATTATTTGCGAAAAGATATATCTCTAGCCTACTAAAGTAGGTCTGTCATCTCAGAGGATGACTTATGAAACGAAACTTGAACTCTTTTCCCGCCAACTCTCACCACCCTGTAGAGCGCGGGATTTTTTTTGAAATAAACCCTGACGCTATAGCGGTAAGTACCTTGCCCGTCGGCAACAGGGTTTAAGACAATAAAAAACCCCGCCGGTTGGCGAGGTTTAGAATGTTATGTGTCAGTGCGTAGTGACAACTCATAGCAGATTAAAGCCGGTTTTGTCATGACACAACCCTTTTCATCAATGGCGTGACGATATTTTCTTTTTTGCACTCACGATCCATTTCAAGGGTGATATTCAGTGCACTGAGACAACCATCAATAAAGCTTTCCGCTTTCTGAATACGCAGGGAAACCGTGTTGTAAGAGACGCCGCATTTCTTTTCCAGCGCCCGTAACGGCAGTCTGTCGATGTAGTACCACTCAACCAGAGCACAAAGGTGCTCATCGCTCTTACAGAGCCGTATCATGGCCTCGTTGATGAACATACCGTCATCATCGCAGCAGGAAGGCTTACCGGCCCGGCTGGCTGGAAGTAACCGTGAAAGCCCCGCAGCAATACGTGGATAGCCGATATTCGTCTTTCCGCTTGCTGCCCATACACCCCAACGCTCTAATACCTGTGACATGTCACGCATAGTTAATCCTCTCCACACACTTTATTTTTTGTCTGTCCCAATCACACCGACTGCAATCGCGTGATCGAGGAACCTGAACAGCAGTTCAATTTGACTGCCAAATTTTTCTTCAAACGCTTTCATATCCCGGTGCAGTTCATCGTGATGCGCTCTGCATAGCGGTATCACAAATAAATCATGCGCCTTGGTACCCATTCCTCCCTGCCCGTGTCCGATGATGTGATGCGGATCGTCTGCCTGCGTACCGCAGCATGCGCACTTCTGTGACTTAACCCACCGCGTATACGTCGTACTTTCCCAGCGCTTACGCTTGGGGCGTTTCATGAATGATTCCGGCGACTCAGGATCGGCGTGAAGGCTGATTATCTTTTTGAGCACCAGCGCAGCATCCTGAATCACTTCGGTTGCACGTCGCTCTGGAGCGATCAAAGACTCTTTTAGCGTGCCGGTGCCTGCTTTGTCCTTTGGCATGCGGAGAACGCGCCTTGCCGGTGCCTCCGGTATCAGGTCGATTACGTCATTCATGGATGCCCACCAGCACAGTTCAGGCAGCGTTAAGTGGTGCTCACCTGTTAGGCCCAGTTCATAACTGGCGGTTCTGATGATCCATAGCGCCATATTGCTTTTAGCTATGTTTTCAACTGACAGCGGAATGCCGTTTTCACGGAGTTCATTATCATGGCTATAACACAATGACACCAGGCCGATTTCGGTCTCAAGCAGCGTATATTCATGGTGATGCCATGTTTTCGCATCATGCAGCTGGCAACACTCAAACGTACGGACGAAAGCCGTCAGTGCATTCATCCCACCAGCAGCTTTAATTACGCGTTCATGGCTAAAGAATGGTTCTAACGATGTTTCGTCCAGCAATGGCTGTGTGCCGTCATTGATGCGACCGGATGGCAGGTCTTCCATGTCAGGTGTCGGTGTGCAGACCAGAACGCGGTTACGGAACAGGTGAAGCAAGTCTGAGCCAGGCTTAAGCAGCACAATCCCTGTGCGCGGTGCGATTTCAGGTGTAAGCAGTGCTCTCACTCATCACCCCTTCTGGCTTTATGCGCCGTCCATAAACCGCCGATCCATTGGATTCCCTTAGCGGTGAATCGTGACTGGCTGAAAGCATAGTTTGATGATTCAGTGGTTCCTGTACGAACCTCAAAACGACCGGCGTCAACGTGCTGCTGATAAGGCGTTAGAGCACCGTTGAGTCGGTACATGATGCGATTTTCAATCAGGAACAAGCGTAACTCTGGCTCTTTGGCTTCAAGAAGTTTTGCCACCTGACGAAATGTCATTGAACCTGTGGCAGTAACATAACGGTCCACAAACTCAACCTTCGGTGCTGCCTCTGCCAGTTCAAGCTGTAGTTTTTGCTTTTGCTCTTCGAGATCAGCGGCCAAACGGAGCGCTTCGGAAAATGTCTGTGGTAGTTTTGGTGTCTGATGCTCTTCAAGCTCAAGCCAGCGATCTATGATTTTTTTTCTCAGCACGACGTTGTAGCCGGAAACCAATGTCAGGCATAAGTCTTTTGGCAGGTTGAAGCATGGATAACGGCGTCCTCTGCCATCCGTGTAATCTCCTGAGAATTGAGGAGATTGAATTTCAAGCTGCGAAAGCATGGTCCTGACATCGGACATAACATTGTCATGCCGCTTTTGACATAACTCTGCAATCTCCACTGAACTCATCATTTGGGGATTCAGCGTATTCATGGCTGGCTTATTGATGCTCGCGATCTGATTTAGCATTGTCTGTTCTCCACACACTGTTTTAACTGGCTCCGTTCCATCATCTGCATATGACCGGAACCCACTTTAGTCAGCAAAGACTGCAATTCTACGCTAACCCTACAAATACTGTATTTTTCACTGGATACATAACCAGTTAAATTAATCATGCTGCCACCGTTACGAATGGCTTGATGGTTACCTCTGCTTTACCCTTTTTGGTCTGCTCGCCCCACTCCACAGTAAATCGCTTTATCTGCCTGTCATCCACCCATACGCCTGCATGCGTCAGGCTGTCGAACAGCGCTTTCTGGTAGTTATCAAGGTCACGTTGGCGCTTGTCAGGTGGGAACAGCAGCACGTTAACTTCTACGTTCACTGTAATGGGCTGTGGTGCACGCTTTAGCTGTTCCATAACGGCTGCAAAAGCATTGATGCGAAAAGAGCGCCCGGAGGCGCTAATTTTCATACCTGTACTCGTTGCCCGCCAGTAGCCGTTTACGCTTGGCGGGAACGGCAGGATTAACTTCATGCAGCCTCCCCTTCATCTGGGATGCTCATCTGCCCGGCAACCTCACGAACTGCCTGACGCAGCATGCGAATGTTTGACCAGCATTCACGATCCGTTTGCTCCACCAGCGCGGTGAATTCCTGAACCGTGCACGGCTTATCCAGGCGGGTTTCAATCAGTACCGATGAGAAGCGTTGAAAATGGGTACCCTCACTGTCTGGCTCTTCGAACTGGTCAGCAATCCAGAGCTTCAGCTCAAGGTTATCCTCATGCTCTTTAATGAGGCGTAGAGCCTTTTTGATTGTATCGGCTGGTACAACCATCATTACAGGCGCTTCGACTGAATCTGAGGCCCATACGTGCGCGTATTTCGACTCTGTGAAGCTGTATTCGGGTTTGAGTCCGAAGCAGGCAATGACACAAGCCCATGTTTCAACGCCACTCTGCTCAAGGATGTCCTGACGGGTCAGCGGTAGTTCATCGCCGCAATCCTGCTCCGGCTGCTCCGCTTCCTTGAACGCCTGCGGCATCCCTTCGCGGTACTCATTGATGATTGCCAAAACTTCTTCGCGTCGATCTTTTCCGACATAGAGAGCAAACGCACCATCCTCTGCGTTATCTATATCGGACACGCTGAGCAGCTCTAACAGGCGGCGTGCTTTGGCTGCGCTGAACTGTGGCATAGCGTCGGCCTTAGTCAGCTTCTTCTTGCCTGCTGCCTTGGCCTTCTGCATCTGCTCCTGGGCAACAGTTGATGCTTTCACGCCGTGTTCACGCTGCATGGCAATAGCTGTGGTTGCGGCCACCTCTCCAGCCTTCACCATCTCAATCAGCGGTTCGCCAACGGTCAGCAGTTGCAGGTGTTGCTCAACGTCGGTGATCGAACGCTTAACCTTGGTGGCGATTTCGGATGGCTCTAACCCCTGATTAATCAGGCGCTGATATGCGGCTGCACGTTCAAGCGGCAACAAGGCGCGACCCTGACTACTGGTGACCATGAACGCCACGCTGTCAGCCTCACTGCCCACGAAGTCTTTGCACTCAAGGCGCAGTTCATACCCTGCTGCCTGAGCCAGCTTCGCGCCGTAATAGCGGTGATGGCCGTCGATAATCTTGATGCCCTTCTCCGTGACCTTAACAGCCAGCGGAGGCACGTGCTCACCAGCGATGAATGCATCGCGGAATTCCTCGACGTGGGTTTGGTCAATCTCCCGGATGTTGTAATTATTTTCGACGTAGAGTTCATCAACGCCCAGCAAATAAGTTTTGCGGGTAGTGATGTTGGTATCAGTATTCTTCTTGTCGTCGTAAATCTTTGCCAGTGTGCTCATGCTGTTTTTAGCTCCCATGCCAGGACAATAATCAGCGCGGTAATCATCAGTGCCGCAGTGCGAATGCTTTGGTAAAAAACTACGTTCAGTTCGTAGTGGTGCATCAACCGGTTATTCATCGGATAACCTCGCGAAGATTGCTCTCACTGACCCGACCGCTGTTTATTCCGGCGTAGCGTTCGCAGCGTACCGAACCCATCACGATGCAGTGCGTACGGCGCAGAACGGCTTTTTGACGCAGCCCCTCCTTGCGGGTTGAATCCATTGCACGCAGCCAGACTTCCGCAGCACGACGCCAGAGCTTCTTTTCTTCAAGGCGATAAGCCTTATTGCTCAGTATTGAAAAGCTGTCATCACCTTTACTGGCTGGCTCAGACACAAAGTAACGGCACTGGTTATCGCGGAAGACATCGCCGATAAGTGTCAGGGTGCCAATAGACTTGCTCACCTGAATACGACGGACACCGGTAGACTTAGCCAGCTGCGCCGTTGTCTGCCCCGGATTGGCTAACAGGTGCGTCACAATCATTGCTTCAATATTCATCATGTTCACTCCTGTTATGCGCCACGAAAGCCATGAGGCGTTTCTTTATCAACCTGCGATACAGCCATCACATCGCGCTGCCATTTGCCGTTAACACATGCTGGACGGCCAGCCTGATCCCACTTACTCGCTGAACTCAGGTATCCGGGGAACTTGCCGACACGAAAAATAGTTTCAGGGCGGATGTAATCGCGCATCTTTGGATCGTCGCTCCACTTAGCAACCATGTAATCCACAGTGAGGATCAAATCTGCGCCGGTAAAATCTTCCGCTAGGCGACCACGGATAGGGCCAAGGGAAGACTTTGATTTTTGATAGCGAAGCCCAGCTTTGTTGTTCAGATGTTCAAGCACAGAGAAAGCCATTTGATTCAAATCGGATTGCTCGTCGGGTTGCAGCGCAACCTGACAAAGAGTCCCTGTTGTAATCTCTGTAGTACTCTCTGTTGTATTCTCTGTAAGAACAGGGCAAGTTGCCCCGATGGATGAGTGCAGACTGCCCTTTTCGATTGATGCAGCTTGCCCTGCTCGATTGGTGCAAGTTGCCCTCTTCGATGAGTGCAATTTGCCCTCATCGGATAACAAAGGGCTGGCGTGATTGATTGAGTAGAAATTTGTGCGGTCATGCTGCTTTTTATTGAGCTGTTCTACCTCAATCAGTCCATGCTTCCTCAGTGAGGTCAGAGCGCGTTTAACTGTGTCTGATGACCAGAACGGAAACTGCTCATTCCACTCTTCGATAGTGTTGTAAACCCAGCGCTTACCTTCATGCTCAACACCGGAATTGGTGTCTTCCAGCCAGTAGCAAATCTGCTGTAGGACAATGGCCTCATTCAAGCCAATACGCTCCGCCAGCATTGGGCTTATAACCAGAGGCTTAACCTTAAGTAACAGGCTCATGACGCCACCTTCCTGAACTTCTGATTAAACAAAGCACGAGGCTGCATGCACTGATGGGGATAGTTCGGGCGCATATAGATGACCCGGTGGTTAACGACATCAACACCAACTGTCTCAACCATCACGCCACGAGGATCGGTATAGCGCTCCACCCATGGTTTAATGATTTCGTTTTCCATCAGAGCACCCCTGAGCCAGCCGGGCGGCTATAGAAAGCTTTCCAAGCGGCTTCTACTACCATTCGGCTCGCTGACTGGTAGTTGTTCGGTCCACCAGCCGTGGGTATGATTTGCTCATAGACAGGGACGCCAGAGATAAGACGGCAACGGAATTGCCCAACTGGTTTTATTTCGCTTACAATGGACATGCGATTGATTCTCCACACACGTTGATTTAGTCGCGACCGACGCTCAGGGCTGCAATCCCTGGGCGTCACTTTTTTGGGGCTTAAAGCACTTTTCATTTCAAATATCCTGCGCTTCGATCTGCACGCCTGATGCATCAATCTTTCTGGCGTTCGTCACGAACATATCTACTGAGTGTTCAGCAACACCTACGCCATACAGCGCCATGAAGCCAAGAAACCCATGTATTTGATGACGCATTTTCTTATGGAATAAAGCGGACAGAGTTTTACGCTCATGGCAGTCAATGACACCGTCTGAGGCGGCGGCAATCTTGGCGATAGCTAACTCACCAGCTGCTGCACTTGCTTTCAATTCGATGTCGTACAAATCGACCTTATCCACCTCTTTAACAGCAGAAACATCTACCAGCAGCTTTCCGTGACGTGTCGCGAAATACTCTGCCAGGCATGCAGTGCCGGATAAATCCTCCATCGTTTGAAGTTCATCCAGGGTGAAGAAACGACTGCCACATTTGCGGTACATGTGGTTATGAAACTGGTCGATTGTCATGCCTAAATCGTCGGCCATACCTAAACGACCTGCTTTATGTGCTTTGCACATCAGTCGAATTGCTGTGTTGATTGTGTCTACCATTTGAATCTCCGTTGGTAGTTACTATTAGGCCCGTGAGCCTGTATCTTTCTGGTACAACGACGCATCAAAGCGAAGTTTTCCTTTGGTGAGTTTTTCGATCTGGTATGCACGACCCTCGGGAATTACTTCCGGCCACTCAGAAACTGACGGATGTTTAATTCCTAAAAATGCTGCGGTTTTACATACCCCTCCAAAGAATTTAATTACGTCCTGCTTCCTCATGAGAGCAATTCCTTTAATGGGTTGGCGTGATGCACAATGTAGGATATCCAACATATGAATGTCAAGATTCTTACCTACGATTTTGGTAGGATTGCCTACATGATGAATATGGGTGAACGCATCCGCCAAAAGCGGAAAGAATTAAATCTCACGCAACAAGCACTGGCAGAAAAGGCCGGTGTAAATCGCGTGACTGTCACTGGCTGGGAGAAGGATGATTACCAGCCTAACGGGGCTAACCTTCAGGCATTAGCGGACGCACTTAAATGTGACCCAAACTGGTTGGTTAGTGGGAAAGGAGATTCAGTAGTAAGCCCTGTCATCCAACCCGTTTTAGTGAGTGTTAAAGAAGTACCTCTTATTTCATGGGTACAGGCTGGGACTTGGACCGCTACCGATCCGGGGCTAACACGTGATGAAGCCATAACATGGCTATATACCACTGCTTCTGTATCGGATAAGGCTTTTGCCCTTCGCGTTCGCGGGGACTCAATGACTAATCCTCATGGGAATCCGACCATACCGGAAGATTCAATCGTAATTGTTGATCCGGTAATCCCTGACATCGCTTCAATAAATAACAAAATAGTTGTCGCTCATATCGATGGTGGATCAGAGGCAACTTTGAAAAAGTTTGTGGAAGATTGGCCGAACAGATACCTTGTGCCCCTCAATCCCAATTACAAATCGATTGCGTGTGATGGAAACTGCCGCATCGTTGGGGTTGTTAAACAAGTAATAATGGAGTTTTAATCTCCCCTTCAAATCAAGCCGGATATCATGTCCGGTTTTTTTTCGCCCTTTATGTAGGGTTTCCTACAAAGTCACTTGACACCCCGTTGTTGGTTATCCTACATTAAACCCAACAAAGAGGTTGTCGGTTTTCATCGCCTCTTAAGCGGGGTTACTCAAATACATTTGAGGCGCAATGAAAATGATTAAAAACATGTCCAACACGAACTTCTGGGATTTGATCACGTTCCTTTATCTCTTCCCAGATGCCGAGTTGGTTTGTGATGGTGATATCGGTGTTGTGAGTATGCAGTGCAGCTGTGAAGGTCTGGCTTACGGACCTGTGTTTTAGGGTAGAGAGATTGCTGTGTTGGCGGTTACTCCGGGAGTTTGGTTTAACCGCCCTTTTTCACAACGATAAGGACATTTGCAAAGCGGGTGTTTTCGAACGCTTTAGATACGTGGAGTAAGTGTCCTTCTCGTTGTGGTGAATGCGGCTAGCGCACGCGGAAGACTGTCAAACAGCGCATGCTAAAAGTCTAAGAGTTTCCGCTCTGGAGTTTGTCAGTCTGACCAGAGCACCGGGAGGCACCCGGCACCGCAGCAACCTTTCATGTGTGGAGTAATCAGGCTGTGGGTTATTGCAGTAGCCCATCAGCCAACTTTAACGAATCCAATAAGTTTTTATTGCCGTCAATGGCAAGGGATTCATGCAATTTAAAATCGTGTGTGGAGAATTAAATGAGTAACGAAAACAATATTGCAAACAGCCTGGCTTCAGCCATTGCCCAACATTGTTCTGCGTTTGAGCAGTCTTCTGAATTCAGCGAAATGGTGCAGTCCCACGTTCGCAAGCTGTACGAAAAAGCCATTGATGACACTTTCCGTTGGGGCAAATTTCCTGACAGCGTTAAGGAGGCGCTTGCGTCTGCATTGCCTGCCAACATCAGCGAGATGGTCGATTTGCCTCGCTACAACGTATTGATGGCTCGCGAGATGGCTAGCCAATGGGAAGGCAACGCCGTCTCTGAGCGATTAGTTGACCAAATGCAGGCTTTAGTTAAAGGATTTATTGAAGAGGACCAGACCCCCAAATATGTAAAAGCATCTGTTCTTTGGGCCGCTTACTGCGAACAACATGAGGAAGAGGCGGCTGAAGATGGTTGGGAGCGTCCTGAAGTAATTATCGAAAATGATCGTGATGGCTTTTTCTACATTGGATTTGAAAAAGAAGCAGCGACTGAAAGTCTGAGTCGCTATTCACGGAACAGCAAAAAGGATCGTGCTTATCAATGTGAAACATATCTTGGTTTTCATCAGAAAACACAGCGTGATGATAATCGCCAAAGCCAGCCTGCAACTTATGAAGGGTTTGGTGTTTATTCCCTGTTCAACGGCAAGCTTGAATATGGTGATGCTTTAGGCAAGAAACCGATTCAGTTCCGCACTAAGTTTGAAAAGTTGGTTGGTGCTCTCTATTACGGCGACAGTCTCCTAGTACTGGATGCAGATGATGCTGACGAAATCTATTACCCAGGGCGTGACTAATATGCAAAAGCCTAATGACAGCATTACCGTTGGCATCATTACTCTACCCTACAGCCACATCCTGAACGGCTGGATCATGCCTGATGGCTCGGTAATCAGTAACCCTATCAAGGCGCAGAACGAAGCTGAGCGCCTTAATAAAACCATCAACATTACTGTTCACTGAGGGCCATCAGAATGCTTTCAAATAAATCCAACAAAGAATTGGTGGCCGCTGGCCATCAGTTCGCCCGAAACCTCGGTGCTGATACGCCACTGCTCGAAATGGCAAAGATGGTTAGCGAGTTGTCTTCTCGCCTGGACGTTGCGAATGTTCGGGCCAACCTGATGGCCGCAGAAGTTTTACGTATCAACAGTGTTCTGCCTGAAACCATCAGCGCCCTTCAGGCAGCTGGTGCAGACCTGACACTTATTGATGACCTGAACGTCGCTCTGTCTACACCTGCCAGCGACCAGTGGATTCGTACGATGCGTGGTGAGGCTATCGGTGAAGTGCGTCGTGCTGTCTGCACGCTGACTAATCACCACCAGCCAGGCATTTCTCACGCTATCAACATCATCTCGCAGATGGAAATGGATTTGCTTCGCTCACGTCCGGCTTTGAAGGTGGTGTCATGAAAAAGATTGCCCAGTACCGCCGCAGCAATGGACCCAACTCAGGCTTCAGTGAAAAGCTGGCGTGGCAGTTATCGAAAGGACCAGCAACAGGCCGTGAACTGTCAGCCAAGCTAGGTATTTCGCTCATTGAGTTCAACAGGCTGATTCTCAATACCATGCAGCGTGGCGGTCAAACCTTACAGATTGAAGCATCCAATCTGGTTCGCCTGGAAGGTGGTTCGATTGACCGCACCTACACGTTAATTAGGAAGCCGCGCCGTGTTGCGCCAATGCCAGCTAAATCAATGGTCATCAATTACCGCAATGACCGGTCAGATGAAGCCATTGCTAAGTTCAGGAAAGCAGCCGAACGCCGGGCGCGACTGATCGCCAGTGGCATCTACCTTAAATGTATGGGTTAAGGGAGAGTGATGCAAAACTACAGCGAGATGCTCGACTTTGAAATCAACTTCTGGGTATCCGAAGTTACGGGCAAGACCGCTGACTATTGTAATTCATGGGCCGATGCTGGCCCTCTTATCCAGGAGGCTTCAATTGCTGTCTGTTGCTTCAAAAATTCTTTGGCTGATGCATTCCCTACAGCTGAAGGTTTGATGAGCAATAAATTCGTGTCACACCCTAACCCGCTTCGGGCAGCAATGATTGTTTTCCTTATGATGAAGGAGAAAGCCATTGGGTAAGTCCGCAGCCGAACGCAAAGCAGCACAGCGTGCCAGACAGGCCGCTGCCGGTAATCACAAGATTGAACTGATACTGGATGATCAGGAGCTGGTAATGCTCGACCATGATTGCGCCGCTCGTCGTCCGGGTCGTGATCCATATGACCGTTCAGAACTGATAGCACTGATGATTCGCAAATATCATGGCGAGCTGAAGAAGCAATTAGAAATGTTGGCTGAAAGCCAGTGTGAGAAGTGTCATGAAAGTTTGCCGGTGAATGATTGCCCATGTCAGGGCGATGCAAAATGTTGGACCACCAGCGGCTGGCACAAAGTGAAATTAACTATCGATAAGCCGTGACATGTCACGGCTTTAACAAACCTGATGCAGCAGGAATGTGTGGAGAAAAATTATGGCTGAACATGTAAACGACATCATATCTGATGCAGACATTGAAAAGCTTACTGGTTACAAAATTCCCTCCAAGCAATGTCAGTGCCTGAAGCAGGCGGGAATATTTTTTCTTGTTCGTCGTGATGGCCGTCCAAGAACTACCTGGCAGCATTTCAACGATCCAATAACACACAGAAAAGCAGCTGAGATTCCAATGCATCAACCTAATTTTGGGGCCCTTGATTAATGGCTCGTACAAGAAAAAACAAAGAGGATAGCTGGATGCCCCCCCGGGTATACCGGGGTAGGTCTGCGTTTGAGTTTCATCCAAAAAATGGAGGTGCCATGCGCCTATGTAGTTTGGATGCTCCGCAGTCTCAGGTCTGGGCAGCATATGAAGCACTCATTAATGAGCAACCTGACGATAGTCTTCTAACAGCACTAGCAGATCGTTTTTTCAAATCTGCTGACTTTTTTGAATTGGCTGTAGAGACTCAGAAGGATTACCGCAAATATTCTAACAACGTGCTTGCCGTCTTTGGTGCTATGCCAGCAGATGCGATTAAACCCGAGCATGTACGAAAATACATGGATAAAAGAGGGCTAAAAAGCCGTACACAAGCCAACAGGGAAAAAGCATTTATGTCCCGAGTCTACCGTTGGGGATTTGAACGCGGATTAGTTAAAGGAAACCCGACTAAGGGTGTTAAACAGTTTAAAGAAAAAGCTCGTGACCGGTACGTGACAGATATGGAGTATTCGAACCTGTATAGCGTTGCGCCTCAAATCGTAAAAATCGCAATGGAGTTAGCTTATCTATGTTGCGCACGCCAAGCTGATGTTCTGGATATGAAGAAAAGTCAGATTATTGAAGAAGGCATTTTGATTAAACAGAGCAAAACCTCTGTGTCTCAAATTAAAGGTTGGTCATTGCGATTACATGAAGTGATCAATAACGCTTCAGACCTTCCCCTTAAAATCGGAATGAGCAGCATCTACGTGATCCACCAGCCTTCTGGTGCCAAGTATACCAGGGATGGCTTCAACAGTCGTTGGATGAAAGCAAAGCAAGAAGCTAAGGATAAATTTCCAGAGATGGATTTTGATTTCACTTTCCATGATTTAAAGGCGAAAGGAATTTCAGATTTGGAAGGCAATCTATATGAGAAACAAGCTATCTCTGGGCATAAGGATGTTAAGCAGACAGCACGTTACAATCGTAAGATAGCAGTCGTGCCCGTCGTCGGTGGTCAAAAATAA